CCTGTAACTAAACTTACTGTATTGTTTTGCGAAAAATATAAAAACCACAATGCAAATTGAGAATTTATTTTCTTTCTACTAGGGGTAAGTGTTCCGTCAACATCAAATATAAAATGATTCATTTTACTCTCCAAAGTCAAACAAACTTGAAAACGTATTATGCCTCTTAGTATCTTCTAGTGGATAGTTAAGAACTCCAATCAAGTTGTCTAGTTTGTTATCAATAATAGTTTCTGCCATAGCTATATCATCGAATGGCAACTCTTTAAACCAATCAGGAATACGTAACTCGTCTGTTGGATACGCAACACTTGTATACCCTAGTGGATTTTGTTTTAGTTTACAAACAATGACCTTCATGCCGTCTACAACTTCTTGCGAGTACTTGTCACCATTCATACGTTTGAGTGTATTCCAATTAATACTTGCTCTAACGTGTCCAGGCATGTTTGCTTTGCCTTGCTTTTCTTCAAGTCGTTGATAGTGTCCGACTTTGTTTGCACGTTTCGGACTACCTTTCTCCCAACCAGGCCTCTCACTAAACTCCTTACGGAATACAGTAATACGTTCTAGTACATCTTCTTGCGGCTTGTCAGTAAGCACCATAAGTAATAGCTCGCTTAGGAACTCTTGCATAAACACAGGTGTATCTGACCTACGCAAGTCTAAGCCCATTGCTTTTACTTTACCTGCTTTGCCGTCTACATCTGTTCTAAAGCCTTCAATGTCATACACTAGTGCTGCATAACGCTTCTTAGTAATAAACAACCCTGACTGTGCTACAATTTCTCTAGCCGCTGCAATAACGTCCGATCTACTCTTTGGACAATGAAATGCTTCCATCATAAACTTTGGAAAAGTTTCATTAGCCGCTTCGCATACTTGATCATATAGTGTAATTACGTTGTCCTTATCCCAAGGAATAGAACCATTGTCAATTTGCTCTTTGAGAATAGGATAACCACTAAAGTAACATGAGTCAGTATCACCATAAATCATTGCATCACCTGTGTGATCATAAACACCTGTAATAGTCTTGTTAACTTCTGCACTCATATGCTTAACAATAGTACGTCCTGTTAGTGTTGTACTTTGTCCGATACGTTTGTCAAAGAATCTACAACCTGGATTAAGAATAGCACCATACAAACTGTTAAGCAAAATCTTCTTAACCAGCTGTCGCTTATCCCAATACTCAATCTCTGCTGAGTTGCCAGCGTCCTTAGCTTTCTTTAGCTTTTTCTGCATCTCTTTACGTTCAGCATACCAGCGTTTTAAAATACCTGGAATAACACCTTCAAACTCTGTAGTAAAAATAGTACCGTTACTACTAAGCATCCAGGGTTGATGACTATCAAACACTGCTTTATAAATTTCAGCACCGCTTAGAACGTCACTGCCACCGCTCTCCCAGTCAATGGTTAGCGCAACATCTTTACGCTGTTCCATAACTGCTTCATATTCTTCTGTACTAAAGCGGCCTTCCCAACTACCAGCAAAACTCTTCTTCTTTAAGAACATGTCTTCGTGTACACGAGCATCACTAATGTCTGGACGTATTTGTCCAATAACAGTTTCTGGTGCCATGTTTAATGCACGAATAACTGACGGATATAGTGAGTTCAAATCCATTGAACCAATCCATTTATGCAAGCCCTTTTTAGGAAATGCTACATATGCACCAGCCGCTTGTGTATTTTCGTCATCACGTCTTTGTCGATTAGGAACTTGTAAGCCTCTATGGTGTGCTTCGTTAACAATGCCTTGTTCTGTAACAGCAACAGCGCCCATTGTAGTTTGAATAAGAACTGTGTTCTCGTGTGCAATAGTGTTAGACAAGTCAATAAAGCGTAGTTTCTTATCTAGTTTATCAAGTAGTGCTGTATCTTGAATGTTATATTGAATAAATTTACGGAAGTCGTTGTTGTATAATTGATCAAGTGTGCCTTCGTATTCAACTTTGTTTTCACCTACCTCAATCTCGCCAATAGCATCTAGTCGATATGTGTGACGCTCTTCGTAGGTGTACTTGCGATACAAATTCAAACTATCTAAGTGTACACGCCCAACTAGGTCAAACGTTTGGCTTTCTTTGCCGTACTTCTCGTACATACGCTTCTTAGGAAGTTGCCCCCACAAGCAGAATCTACGTGTGTCGTCTTTGCTTAGTACACGACTAGTCCTGTTTACAGTATATGGAATATCATATCCTTCACTGTTCCATCCACTAAGTACATCACTGTCTTCAATAAGTGTTAAGAAAGTATCAATCATTTCACTTTCTTTTTCAACTAGCATTACATTGTCTATGCCTTCGACTTCTTTACGTGCTTGCTCCATAGTAAGTGTCTTTGGAGGTACAGCAATACATATCATAGTGTCGAGCCACTGTAAGTATACACTAATACTTGTAATAGGCATAAACGGATCACTAGGATCAGCAAAGCCTCGCTCTGGATCAAAGTCGGTCTCAATATCAAAAAATGCAACGTTTAGTTTAGGTGCATCTGCGTTAAGATAGTTATCACTCAAACATTGAAAAATAGGATTAATGTCACTTTCAAACAGTTCTTTGTCTCTGTTAATAGCAACTTCTTTGCGGAAGTCTTTTGTACTCTTACATACAATACGACTTAGGGGATCACCGTATACACTTTTGTACTTGCCCCTAGGGTCTTTATAAAAAAATGTATATTTAGATTGATATTCACGGTAAATTCTTTTACCATCTTTGCGTTCAACAGCCCGAATGATATCGGCGTCGCGATCAAAGAATGCGTCTACGTAGCTCATTTATTCTCCTTCGTTGCTTATGGCCAACTTAACCTTCTACATGCCTAGCTAATAGCTATTGGCGTATTATTAATTATAGCACAAATAGTTGTATAAGAGCAAGACAATTCATTACTACAAACCAACTACACAGTACTATTACAAATGCTGCTTGCCTAATTACTGCACTAACAACACCTAATAGACTTCCTACCAAATACATAGGTACAAATATCTTTGTTGCTGGATCTAAGATAGTAAATGTTAGAACAGCACTTGCACCAATTAGCAGTACTGCTTCTATCATTTCACAGTAGAACGCTACAGGACTAGTTCTGTAACTGTTCTTGAAAAACTCTGTAATCTTATCAATCACTTATCTTTGCCTACCGTAACAACAAGTGTTTCCAAATCGTCAAATTCATCAGCAACTCTATCCCAGTCACCTTTTTGTGCAATTTTAATTGCTTTGTTAATCATTGATGGCTTAATATCAAGTTCTTCAGCTACAGCCTTTACTGTTTCTTTTAGACCCATATTTAGATCCTCAATTTCTTGTAGTACTGTAACACCTTCGTTAACAAGTCGTTCTAGTTTGGCCTTCTCTTCAGCCCCGTATGTGCGATCACTCATAAGTTTCTCCTTTAATTTATATACATTGTACAGGATTTATTGTTGTTTGTCAAGAACTATTTTGGCTTTATAGGCTTCTTCAAACCCTTCTTCGTGGATATAACTTTCATTATTCCCCCAAAGTCGTTTGAAGTAGCCGTTGGCACAAGCAATGATAGTTTCATCATTTGTTCCTAAGTGGCCTTTGGTCATATAGAATAACCGACATGCTTCTTTAAGTTCTTTTTCTGTCATCACGTATTTAGACCTTATACTATAGGCAATCGTAATTGTTGGTTAAGATTTGTGTTTTGCTAGTGCTTTGTAAAGTTGGGCTTTGATTGATGATTCGTTGGCATGTATTGCGGCTTGTTGTTTCTTACGCATAGGATGTCCTTTACCGTGGATACCTTTCTTACGTCCGTCACCTTCTTCAACACCGTCTTTCTTTTGTATTTTAGATAGCGTTTTTTGCATAGATATAATTTGTGATCTAAACATTGGATTTGTGATAAGTTCTGAAAATAATGCAACGTATGGTTTAATAACATCACGTTCTCTTTCAGATAGTATTTCGCCCGAAGCGGCTTTTTTAAGTCCGATAGCAATCAATGCACTTTCGTCCATTTCTGGGTCTATTGCACCACCTACAGTTGACGCCGCAGGCGTCAGTGCTCTTACGTCTATATCTTCTTCGCCGACTAGTTTATCTTTTAAAGGGTGCGTAGTACGCTTGGGTTCTGCTGTAGGCATAGGATCACTGCCTTTAGCTTGTCCTGCACTTCCAGTTTTTTGTGATTCTGTTATTCCTGCTAATTTAGCAAAATCTGATACATTATCAATACCTAACGGCATTGAGCCTTGTGGTACTTGTACACTTTCGGTTATGTAATCTTTTGTTTGGGGAGCATCTGGAGCCGGAGCGTTAGCCATTTGTAACAATGCTTGTTTATCTGCTGCTGGGTCTGAAGGAAATAAGTCCTTCATTTTTGCACTTAGTTTGTAAAAGTCGTCCATGTTAGGCATCGCCCTTTACTCTGTGACAACTATCTCCTTTACCTCTACGATAGCCTTTCCAGCATACTTTACCATGACTGCCCTTTTTCTTTTCTTCGTCAAGTGTAGTATAACTTGGATTACCGCACTTGGTGCAGTTATCTACTTTTTTTTTTGAATCTTCTTTAACTGTTGGTTTTTCGTGAGTCCAACCTTTTTTGGCCATATCTTTATGATCTTGTTCAACTTTGGCCATTTTGCTTTTGCCAGTCTTTGGATCATACATCATATGTGGTTTGAATTTTTCGTCTTTGCCTTTTTTTGTTTCTAGCATTGCAGATAACCCATCTTTATAGCTAGAGCGTTTTGCTTCAGCAACAGCTTCGTTGGCAAACTTTGTATCGTAATCCATAGCGTGGTATACAGAGCCAACATAATCTGCGGCTTTTGTTATTTTACTCTGTTGCCAACCTTCGATGCCTTCTGCTTCGCTTACGCTTTTTAACATGTCATGAAGTTTAATTGCATACTTTGCAATTTTATACAAATCAGCTCTTGCCATTTGTACTTCATGATCACGTTCAGCCATGTCAGCTAAACTAGCTAAGCCACCTTCGTTTACTTGTTTTTTAATTTCATTGTGCCGCATTATACTCTCCGTATACATATTTATGCTTTATAAATAGTATTTATCTTTTGATGGCTTTGCCGCCCATTACGTTGGCCGTCATGTCTAGTGCATTTTTAGCAGTTCCGTCTGCGTTAGTAGCCTGCGGTGCTTTCGGTAAACCGTTCTTGCCTTTACCTACTTTACGTTTTGCACCAGGAACACTTGTTATAACAGAAACATCACCTGCACTTGTACCGCCTACTGTGGCAGTCTCATCTAACCCTGCTTGTGTTTTTTCAAGCATTGGCTTTAGTTTAGCTAATTCTGCTTTTACTTTAGACACTTTAGGATGCTTAGGATTTCTTTTAATTAGTTCTTCAAAGTGTTTAATTGCTTTTGCAATTGTTGTTCCTATAGCTGTTGCAGCTCCTGCATAAGTGGTAGGTGGAATTCTACTTGCTGCATACGCAACTGCTGGCCAAGCAGCTAGGGGTGTTTCTGAAACATTTTCTTTGTTCTTTGCATGACAATCACAATGTTCACAATCAGGTCCGCACTTACATTCTGTTACAGGCTGACCGCAACATGCTTCTGGACACATTTCTACTTTTGCTTCTGTTATTTCAAATATTTTCATCTGTTTCTTCCCGATTTCATATTAGCACACCAGTGATACATTTTAGCTTTTTCGCCACTTGCGTTCTTAGCACGTTTGCGTAACTGTGTTACTGTACCGTTGCAACTTGCTCCGGACTTTTTAACTCTTCCTGGTTTACTTTTGCCTTTTACTTTACCATCAGCAAAGTTTTCAGTTGCCGGCTCTTGCATATGTTGTTTAATTTCTTTAGCTGTGCGTTCAAACTTATGATCTTTGTATTTAAACCCAATGCCACCTGCTGCTTCCCATGCATTAATGTTAACACCGTAGTCGTCAATTAGTATGTTAGGAGTGCCGTCTTTTGCTGTAGCAAATTGTGGTTTATTGTGTGTAACATGTACTTCTTTAGGTGGGAAAAATGCTAGATTTTTCTCTACCCATGTTCGCTTGTGTTTTTCTGAATTAGGATCATCAGCTAAAGGACTAGTACAAATACTATATTCGCCTTTAACTTCTTTAATTAAGTTAAGTAAATTTTTTGCTTCTGGAAGTACAGGCAATCTTAACCAAAAGTCGTCAGTGTCTCGTATCTTTTGTAGTGCATCAGTTATATCGTGTTGTTTGTTAATGTCTGTAAAATGATCTACGTCCATTAGTTTAGCCCACTCGCCAAAGAAGTCTGCAATTACTCCGTCCATGTCAACGTATATTTCTGTAGCACTAGCAATTTCGCCCATTGCTTCTGTAAATTGCTTACCTTCAGAAAGACCTAAGTTAAACAATACGTTAGTTCTCTTGCCTTTAACTTTACTACTAAGTGTAGGTGGTTTGCCGTCCTTATCAACAGTGTTGCCGAATTTAGCAGCCTGGCGTGGAATTTCACCTACACCAACATCTGGCGTAGTATTAACTCCTTTTACAATTCTTCCCCATTCTGTTAGGTCACGTATTCTCATTTTTTACGTCCTCTAAATCCTGCAGGCATATTTTGATTCATCATTTTAGGCTGACTAAACCAAAGCTCAAACCATTCCTTGTCACCTGGTTTTATGTTTTGATCTCGCATCTTTTTTGCATTTGAATTTGCAGCATCACTGATGTTCTCAAGAGTGTACTCTGTGTAACCTTTGAATTCGTTTACACCAGCAAGTTTTTTAAGCTCATCAAGACTATCGTACATTAACTAGCCTGTACGCCGGTTTTAGTATTAGCTTTAATATTTCCCATGTTTGCTGTTTTATAATCTACTGTTGTGCCTTTATTTTTATCCATGTCTACACTCAGATTACCTTGGGTCATGCTTGTATTATCTTTACTAATAAGTTTGCCACTCATATCGTAAGTTGCTGTTTGCTCTATATTTGCACCTGCTTGTACACCAAAGTTAACTGTAATTGTTTTTTTAACAATATTATGTGTTTGTTGCAATCCACCTATTTTAGGTGTTTGATATTGTATTAACTGTCCTTTAGGATTAAATGCATATCTACCAGCGCCATTACTTACTGTACGATTGCCTTTTTGTGTAGTTTTTATAATACTACCGTTTTCATCTTTGCCGTCTTGTCCTGTAGGTGCTGGTGGTGCTGGTGGCATTTTTGTAACTTTAATTTGTTGCGGTAAAACGCTTTGTACTTCGTCTGCTTCACCGATGGATGCTTCTGTATCACCTAATGCACTATTAAGTAAGTCTGTTGCTGTTTTTCCGTTGCCAGGATATAGTATTTCTGCTGCTTTCATTTTTTTCTCCTCGTCCATTTCAGGCCATGCAGCTCTTAGTTCACTAGCACTTTTAATATCCATGCCACCAAAATTAAAATCTTGTGTAGGGCCATACGTCATATAACCGTGCATATCAGCACCGTGTTCGAGGTCACCGTTGTAGCTGATAATGTAGCCCATTTGTCCATCACTTTTTCTTATTTGATCCGGCTTAGGATGACTTGCTTGATCTTTGTCGCTACGTACAAATACCAATGCTGTATTTTCAGCATCGTTTAATAAGGATTGATATGATAATGCGTTAAAAGGACTTTTAACTTGTATAAATCTTTCTTTAGGCACACCTGCCATAGAAGCTAATTGTTGTTTAATATTAAAGGGGAAAGGTCTAGACTTGGTATCGTCAGTTGCAGCTACATAAACATTGCCTTGCCCAAATGTTTTTACTGCCCACTCATATAGACTTTTGTGTCCAGGATGAAACGGATGAAAACCACCTGGCATGACTGCCACAACTTTCTTTTTACGGTCTTCAAATAAGTCTCTTAACCTCATGCATAATCACCCTGTTCAATTGCTTGCATCTCTTCTTGGTATATTTTATCATATAGAGCTGCTCTATGTTCGTTATTATACATGTCGTCAGGGTGTTGTGTCAACCGGTATTTTGTGCAATAGTCAGTTATACCTTTTTCAATCATAGGCATAAGAGTTTTTCGTGGATCAGTATTTGTGCCTTCTCGTTGCATATCAGCAATTTTTGCCATTGTAGGGAAATATTCATTCCTATAAAAAGCAGAATCATTACGCATATGCATACAAGTGTCGTCTACAAGATCATACGGCATTTCAGTTGTTTCTGTAATTTCTCTTACCATTACCATTTTCTGCAACTCCAGTAACGTGCTTTATGTCTTGGTCCAGGATTATCACAATTATGTCTTGCTCTAAAAGAACGTCTTGCTGCTGGATTGTTTTTACGAATCTTCATAGCTTTGCCTTTAACACTGCTTCCGCCGTGTCCAAAGTTTACTTTAACTACATTGCCTTTTGGATTCTTTACATATACTTTGAACTTCTTAGTATCGCCTTGCATAGGCTTGCCTAGTTTAACTGTACGTCCTTGGTATTCTGCTTCGTCGATAACGTCATCATCGTTATACCACATAGTGCCGTACTCTTCAAAAAAGTCATCGTCGTCTTCAAATGTTACTTCGTCAGTTTCTTCTAATTCGTCTGTTGATATATCAATATCAAAATCTGTATGCCCTTGCTCAAACATATAGTTTGCTAGTCGCTGTGCATATTCATTTGATTCTTCTTCGCTTAACTGACGAGAAAGTGGTATTTCGTAAACAGTTGCACCTTGCTCGGTTTCATAAATTTCTTGTTCAGCAAAAATGCTCTCGTCTAATGAATTAGCTGTGTCTTGCTTTTCCATCGTAATTCTTACAAAATGTTCCATCAGTCCTCCTAGTGGTTTAGTGCAATCGACCCTATTGTGCCGTCGGTCCAGTTATATACTTTTGCTCTAAGCCATACGTAATTACCTGTAAAATTAAACATGTAACTACCATACGTTCCTGTATATATTTGTTGAGTATCAGTAACAATAAACCAATCACTATCAGTCGGAGTTACAGCTAATGTCGCTTGTATCTCAATAGTGCCTACAACGGCATTATTTGCATTTCCTAATAGGTTATATTGTACTGTATGAAATCCGTCAGCACGACCGTAATAACCGTCGCCCTTTAGATTGCTTGATGTGTAAGTCGTTGCAGTACTGTCGCC